GACCGGGACTACCGCCAAGAGGAGGGTGACTTAGAGTCTCCCTCGGGGTCTGGCGACCCCCATCACCCACTTATGGGTGATGCTTTCCTGAGCTTGATGTCGACGGCATCAGGACGTCCATGACGTTCAAGATGATCCCTCACGGCAGCTGGCTCACCGCCATGTCCGGAGAGGAACTTTGCAAACTCATCATACGACCTTACGGACGCATGAGAGCTGCGAGTCCCCTCTTTGGTGAGGAACACCTTTTGCAGGGCCCAGACATCATCCAGGTTTGATTCTGGAGATCTGGCCGTAATTACCCAACCCTTGACAAGAGGACTGTGGTGATCACGGTGGCTCAAATGGGTTTCATAACCCATGAGAGACTCACGGCCCAGCACTGGAGAACCAGGCATGACAGTTGGATAATGCCGCAGAAGGCTTTCCAACTTGCCATCCAAATATCTCGCCGTCTTCCACAGGCCCGCGAAGTACATGCGGTTCCGTAGAGAGACGAGAGATATGGTTTCCAGCACGTCACTCCGTTGTGTTGGGAATAACCTACGTACGCGAGTTATTGAAACATCCTCGCCAGCGTAGTATTCCTTTCCGCAAGACTCCCTGAACCTTCCGGTCCAGAAACTCTTGCCAGCATTTACTCGAAAACCAAAATCTTCGAGTGTGCTGACAACGGAACTCACGTAATCTACGGGGACAATGATGTCATCCCCGTAGACGCGCACCTGGCCCCTAAAGGATTGTAAATCCCGTCGGGTCAGTGGTCGATTGAGCGCTCGTTGAATCCCCAAGAAAACCAGGGTAGAAAATACCATGGCCTCAATTGGGAACGTAAGCGCTGAACCCATAGACGCGAACTTAGCCAGTCTGATGACGCGGCCGTTCACTTCTGCTTTCCGACTTCTGGTGGCATCCACAGCTTCTGCTAACCATGGATGGTTTTCCACCATACGCCGGACAAGCTGGTTCGAGACACGGTCTGAAGCTTCGCTCAAATCGAGCGTAGCCAGAGATCCCATAAGAGATCCTGCAGAAGCCAAGGCTTGATTAGGGCCTTGATCTCTGAAGCCGAGACACCATCCAAACTGGGAGTCGATTCCAGTTTCGATTGTGTCCACGAGATCACGCGATATGGCCTGTTGCATGTATTGCATTGCAACCGGCTCAATGGCAATGATTCTCGGTGACTCGAGCGTCTTAGGTACAAGAATAACCCTGACGGGTCGTTCTTCACCAGGTTCGAGGAAGCTGACACGGTTAAGGTATTGATGATACCTCCAGTTTGGAAGCACATACTCCCCATAAGGGAAGATGGAATCCAAGCGCCTGGTCCACTCTCGCTGTACGAATTTAAGGTTTCCCTTAATTCGATCAGCAGTGGCACCAGGTCCGTGTCTAGGGATGAGCTCGTGTTCGTGGACTTTATGGTCCACACGAGCAAATACATCCGCCCAGAGCAAGCGTGACATCCGAGTAAACTCGAGGTAATCAGCCTCGGTCCGTTCGGAGTCAGACTGCCTGACTTCCTGCTCACAGTCAAGATATCTCTCAATCGCTGCATTGTTGCGTGCATCACTGCATTCAACAAGGATCTTGCCGAACATCAACGATAGTTGACGCACGGCATAGATAGCCTCGATTGAGGGATCCTCAACCAATCGACCAGTTCCACGGTCGAACACAAGATCGAGAAAACCTCCGAGAAATCGGGGGAGCTCTCCTTTTCGCGAGAAAGCTGCGAAAAGACTGCGATCCACCTTACCTTTATCAAGACTTTTTTCGAAGTCTTTTCCAAAGGAAGGGAGGGTAATCGTCAAAAACGACAACCCCTCGTGTTCGACTCGCCTCAAGACCGTTTTATAGTCTTGAGTGGTGCATGTGCGACATCTGGTAGCCAGTTCTTCGGCTACCACCTGCCAGAGTGACGTGAGACTTTTGGTCTCATCTTGGCTTTTCAAACTTCCCTCCTAACGGGGGTGTAGTTTCCGAGCCATAACGTCACCAATCTGACCGTTGACGGGTTTTGAGACCCGCCAGCCAAAGCTAACCCAAAAGGGTCAGCTCTCACCACCAAGAAGCTTGGTGATGTTGGCACCCGTAGACGCCGCGAGATAGGCGACAAGCCCATCCACGACCTGCTTCGCCTCGGTGACGGTGTACCCTCGAGGAGGGACGTCCACCACCAGGTACGAGGACATGGAGAACTCCACGTTCTCGCTGAGAAGCGGGTCAGCAGCGATCTTCGAGTGATCAATGCGGATCGTCCGTCGGTTGCGCTTACCGTAAGCGTGGCTCACGGACAGCTTAACCGTTCCGTCGTTCGTCGCGAACGAACCGGAATTGGTACCAGACCCCGTACGGGGCATGGTCTGGGCGACCGCATTGATCGTTACGGTCTGGGGATCGGCGAAAGCCATGGCAGTCACTCCTGCAGTCAACGGCATCACGTATTTCACGATGCCGAAGAGACAACGGATGATAATCCGGCGCCTCCGATGGTTGCCCGACTTCTTCTTGTGGAAGTTAGCGAGCATTAGGACCCCTGGATATGCCAAGAGCCCCAAGGATGGCCCACTGACGGACGGAAAATCCGCCAGTGTCAAGGCCAAAACCGAAAGGTGTTGCTGGTAGTCTCAACTTCGTACTGAAAGTTTTCGAAGTTGAAACATCGGTCTTGTACTTAGTACCGACCCGATTGGCGACAGAAATGCCCTGCAAAGACCTATTGTAATAGGTCTCGGCATTGGACATCACGTAGCCATACCGCATAGCAAGGTCGTCGTTGCTGAACCGTGACATGTTGGAAAATACATCTCCAGCATTCGTGACCCAGTCAACCATCCACGACCACGGAGCTAGATTCCAGACTACTTCAGGAGTCAGGTCGAGCCCTAAAAGGACCCGAGCTTTCTTCGCCTGATCGGCCAATCCACCCCGGTTCTTATC